CTACGTCACGTGGACCCTCCTGAATCGCTCCAGGACCACTACGCTACTCCAACTCTGTGGAGGCTCAACACCCATTGCGTCGTCGAACGCAATGCAGCAGCACACAACTAATACTACACTATATTTTTTTTATTTACATTCTTGGTCCTCAACGTTTTAGTCCCGGAGGGTGGTTGGTTATTCCACGCAGGGCACTAGGCTCAACCGCTCTATTGGGTCAACAATGTCTCTCAGGAATCCACCTGGTTTGTTTTTATGTTGCTGCGCGAGAACAGCACAGCCATGACTTGGTTTCTTTATTGTGGTTGTTGGGTTAATCGTTTTGGTACGAAAACACACCTTGGGCATATTACGCAGCTTTGTAAATAGGGTCTGCGGTCCCTAGCTCTGCCCAGCGGGTATGACTTGTTGTCACCCCCCACCACCTAGCACTCCAGAATTAGAAGCCGAAATAAAGAGGATTGATATCCAACTGGAAAATGGTCACCTTGTACGCAGCGAGGCCGCCGGGAGTGGTAACCACAGCGCTACAGGATCCCTCAACACCTGGTTTAACGACAGTAACCCAGGAAGCCCCGGACCCTGTACGCGTACCCACACCCCGGGCATTGGTAGCCCCATTTGTGACGGAAGCAACCGTTGCATCAGTACTCCACACAACCACTTTGTACCCTGGTGTAGCCGCAAGAATCAAAACGTCATCAGTGACGGTTTTAATGAGACGTTGTTCACCACCGATGTAGCCACGATTAGCAAACAAATTGGTGGAGGTGTTGTAATATCCGAAGAAACTAGTCTCAGCCCCAGACAAATTCGGCTGGGGCTTGCGGAGGGACACTTGGTACTTCACCGTCAGGTATCCGGCACTGGCATCCGTGACGTTGATGTGAAACCGACCCGGACTGTAAAACCGCGGGTCGGATGTGTTTCCTGTCTTCAGCCACCCACTCTTCTGTGGGGAGAGGGCGCCTGGAGCCCAAATGGCAGACACACAGTGGTCAGCTGTGTTGAAATAATCGGCAGGTTGTTCGTACGCTCCGGCATCATCATCGTCGGGATCGTAGTCAAACGCCATCAACACTTGACCTGTTGCTGTAGCTGGACAAATTGGGTTCCAGGCAAACCAGAGTTTGATCTGGTATTCCTCAAACTGATTGGCGATATTCTTCAGCCATATGAACAAATTGGAATCCACCACGTAATACGTGTGGCCGTTTTTAGGGACGGAAATATTCTCAATGTGCTCAATAGCCATTCCCCCCTCTGCCTTAGTGAACTTAGGCTTGCGTGAGGTGTAGGTTAGGCTTTTGGCCAATGGTGCCACGAGGGTTTTGATCTCCTGTCGTGAAGCTCCTCGATTCTGGAAAGCCGACACAATACCTTTCACCGCCTTTACGGCGAGATTACCTGCTCCTTCCATGGCCCCAAATCCCAGATCGTAAACGAGCTGGTTGGGGTTGAATGACGCAGGCACGGTACGGTTGCGCCGTGCTAGATTTTTATTGTTTTTATATGGGACCATAGCCATGGTCTTCAACAGTGACAAACTTTACTACCAATTCAAATTTGTCATTTACAGGCTTAGAAGGGAGCTGTTCCAACAGTGTCCACCTCACGCGCCACGACGTCGGCACGGAATGTCCACTGCTGGTAGTGTTCCTCGAGCGCTACCTGCTCATCAGGGGTGACACCGAAGGCGACGTAGAACGAGTATCGGGCATCATCACTAACATGCCCCTCTTTCGCAAACAACCCATGGGCCATGTGGGTCATTCCACATTCCCAACCCACGCTTGCTCCAAGCTTACTCTTCTCTCCGTGTCTGATATAAGCCTTGTACATCTCCTGGAATACTGGGATCCCAGATGTCAAACTCAATCCACACTCGCCCACGGCCCCCAACCACTTCGCAGCGGCTGAGGGGCTCGATATGTCAAACAAACACATTGTGTCCTTTTCACGCGCCTTATCGAAATTTCGGCACATGATGAGCCCATTGGCTCCGAACACTGGCTTGCACTGGCAAAACTCGATTTGGTGTAGCTCATACACCGGGTCCTCCTTGGTCATAACAAATCCCATGTCCTCAAACCAATCATCCAACCCCTTGCCAAACTTGGCTAGATCAGACGCCTCCATGAAGACGACGCAATCATCACCGTTGTTGGCCAAATCAAGCTTGACCCCCCTCTCCTGTCCATACGCGTGTATCATGGCGCACATTATCAAGCAGTTTCCCAAAGCGGTGTTCATGTCCCCACTAAACCGTTTCCCTTCCACACTATACTTGATTGTGCCGTCGTCACACCGACCAAATCCAATGTTATGGATTTGCCACTTGAGCAACCGCCTCAGTTCTGGCGAACGGAACATGGCATTGTAAATGCTGTGTTCCCATGCGAGCATTTCCTTACTCACATGCTGATCAAATCTACTTGCATCCAACCCCAACGCAACCGGGTTTTCAAACTCCTCCCACTTGTTCTTGATTATGTCCGCAGTTTCAACTGCGTTAAACCCCTTTAGTACAACGGGAGTGTTGCTGGCAAAGACCTTCTGTATGGCCTTGTAGATCCTATGCTCAACGGGCTTTAGATATCGCCCCACGCCAACGTTATAGACAGGCCTTCTAGGCTGTATACACCTTGGTGCCTTATCTGCTGGTACCTTCTCGCACTTAACAAAGCTATCACTGTATGCGTCGCGTCTGCGAACACCGTTGATAGTGTAATCTTCTACCGCTCTATCGTAGATAGTTCGTTTGCGTCCCGTGTACATCTGAGCGAACTGCTCAGGGGAAACAGGGGAGGCACTTCCGAGGTATCCAAGTAGAGACTTCCTAAAGCCCCGCAACCGTCCATTGACGACCACAGGGTTTGGGTCCACAACTAGTCGATATTCTCCATCAACTTTGTGGTAGAAGACCCGCTCCAGCAAAGCTGTGTTAAGGGTGTTGATGTCGGGATCGTTGCATGTTAACGAACGCTTGCTGCCAGAGATCCCCTCTACTGCGTAGATCTGGCGCGTCCGGGCCACAGCCTGTGTGTCTATCTCCATGGTCAGCTGCGGGTGCGTCAACGTTGTCACGTGACGCTCCCCATGGAGAACACCCAAGCCGCTTCACGCGGTGGTGAACCCAGCCATCTCGAGCAGCACAGCCATCTTGGCTTTGCGTGCTTGTGCGAGACAGCTGTTGCTGACTTCCGCGGCACGAACCTCCCACTTGCTTGGGACGAACACTGCCTCGACAATCAGCGGGATCACCGATGCTGCGACGGTTTTGCGGAGATTGAACTCACGCATTTCCTCGCGTGCCACGCGTTGAACCGCGCGGCGATTGGCCATGGTACATTGTGGAGTGCCTAGACGCAACTTAACCGCAGCAACCATTTCACGGATGAACTGCCCACGGCAGCCCTTCCTGATACGTCGCTTGACTGGTGCGTCAGCATTGGTTGCCACCACCTCATCGGTGAGGACAATCGGGACATCTCCAATCATCAACACCTCCTCCTTCTGGGGAGCCGGCTGGTGTTCGATGACGGTTGAGTCCACATCCACGGGGTTTGACCCACCCCCTTCCAAAGCTTGTCTCAAGATCGCATTCTCGGATTGAAGCCAGGGCAATGCATACCGGTAAACGAGTGCACCGGCAGCGACGGAGCTAGCAGCTACTAACCCCAAGCGTGTGTTCGTGATCTCTCCTGTGCTTGATAGCTTGGACGAGAGGGCAACCAACCCCCTCGAGATAGCAAGAACTCGTTTTGCGCTTGTGTTTGTGACCATGGTAGAAATTAGTGTGAATCGGTTTCTAACCCGGCCAAGGGCGGTGAAGAATGTGGTCACCACACCCGAGGATTAGTTGAACGAGGTCCCCCGTGACCTCGGTGAGACGCACCACCGTCGCGCCTTACTGTGGAGCCCTACAACCCCTCCTTTTAAGTCCCTAGCTGTGCTCATGCCGCGCTACTGACATGCGATGCTCTTGGCTATTGTATTGAAGCACAGTTAAACCCTACCAAGCCAAAGTAAGGTGGTTATCGCAGACTAGAACACTTGATGGTATTACCAGCGCATCCCCGTAGGAACACCCATCCGTGCAGGCAGCCGGAACTGCGTTGCCCCTTAGGTCGACTATATGCTCGACTACAGCATAGATCTAACCAAGGAGTGAAAACGTAGGTATAGTCTCTAG